ATCTCTTTTAGTTGTAATTACCCATGCACAGAAACCATAACCTGGTAGCCATCTAGAAGCTTGTGCTAATTGTAAACTTAAGTTTTGCTTTTCATCATAGCTAGTAACAATACGTTCTAGTTTTTCTGCTCTGTTTTTTGCTCTAGCAGAATCTACTGCATTAGGAATATCTACACGTACATTAGGTACACCTGATATTTTTTGTGCAAGTCTATCAATACCTGATTGCAACATGTTAGGTGCAGGTAGTAAATCAGCATCTGAGGTTTCCATTGTTTCACCTAATAATGCTTTTATACCATCAGGTCCACCATTTAAGATAGCTTTTATTCTAGCTTTACTTACTTGTCTATCCTGAACATTACGACCAGATGTAAGATTAGCTGCATTAGCTAATACTTCTTTGTAACTTTTTACATCTATGTTTTCTATGCCCATGGTGCTTCATTCATTTCTGTCAATTTATAATCTCCATAACTAGGATTGTAATCTAATCCTATATCAGCCGCATGCTCTTTTTGCATACGCCTAAAAACTTTCATTGGAAACCAACCTGCCATAACTATATCAGTTTTTGACTTGTTTCTTTTAGAAACAGGCTTACCATCAAAGTATAACAGTTGTTGCCTATATTGCTGTACTTTTGCATTTGACACACCATCACCGACAGGAAGATGTATACGTTTATCTTCAAATAAGTCTGCCATAGCACCAACACCATACAATGGGTCATGTTTATTTTTACCTGTAAGATGTCCTTGCACTGTAATACCTGTACGTAAAGTAAATTCTTTTATACCTTCGTCCATACGTATAGCTGATTGAAAACCATTTTCTTCTACTATCCAATGTCTACAATCGTACTCATGTAACCATATTGCCATCTGGTCTAATGCAGCTCTAATACCGCCGCCTTGTTGGTTTTCTAAATCTATTAAATATAACTCACCTCTGTATTGGTCTATACCCCATAACACAGCAGCTTGGTAACCAGATGATGCAGGGTCTAATCCAGCAACAAGATATAAGTTTTTATATACCTGTCCAAGTACTAAATCAGGTCGCATACATTGGTCAACAATATCCATAGTAAATATTTGCGTACCTTCTACGTATGCTTGATTGTAATAAACCATTTCAAATGTTTGTCTACCACCTGTACTTTCAGCAGAATGTAATCTTGACATTAACCATTTAAAAGAACGTTTAGTAGGCCATAACATACACTCAACATGCTCATCTTCATCATGTTCTGGTATCTTGCATTCTAATGCATGTGCAGTTTCTACAATGCTTGTAAAGTTATTTGATTCTAGTAAGTGATTATATAAATCATCAGGGTGCTGACGTGAGCCAATAACAACAACAGCTGTGTGTTCCTCTTTACGACTAGATAATGTTGTAGTCCACCATTGTCTTGTACTTTCTCTAGCACCAGGTTGCATAGTTGTTTGATGGTCCTCAATGTCATCAGCAATAATCAAATCACAGTCACGAGATAATATCTTTCCACCTTTACCTACAGCAACCATAGTTGGTGATTTAATACCTGCAACTGTTCTAGTACCTACAGTAAATTGATTTTGTGACCAGTTTTTACCTGACCTGTTATCTGGTTTAAAGTTTTGACCAGGTGGACAGAAATCTTCTCGTAATTCTTCGTTAGTATCTAGTACGTCTAGTACCGCAGATAATGCGTTTTTAGCTATATCTTCGTTACCACCTACCCACATAATACGTACGTTAGGGTTTTTGCATATTTGATATACTGCAAAGTGTATTAATAACTCTGTCTTTCCATGTCGTGGGGGTGACAGTATTAATAATTCTTTACCGTTATCTATAGAATCTATAATATTATTTATCCAGTTAGTATGAAAGTCCGCGGTTTCGTATTTCTTTCCTAGTTCAGTTCTAAAGTATTTATCGCGGAAGCTAGAAAAATTTTCTAATGCTTCTTCAGCTTCTTGGGATAACTCCCAATCTTCTGCTGCAACTTCGTTGCGTATGTCAATCTTGTAAGCAGCGAGCATACGACTGACAGTAGCCGATGTACAGCCAAGGAGGGAAGCCGCCTCAGCTACTGCCATGTCGCCAGTTGCAACTTCGTCAGCTAGACCTTCGCTTACGAAAGCTCGGTAATACTGACCTCGTCTGACAGACGCGTAATCCCCGTCATCAGAATTACGTTCTGTGTTTATAGGTTTCTGTATTCTGTCATTGTGTCGTTTGTCGGCTGCAAACTGTCGTTTTTGGCAGGTAGGAGAACAAAATTTACGTTGTTTGCCCTTCAATCGCTTCCTACATCCGTTAGCTATGCAAACTACGTTTTTTGGTGTATCAACCATTATTAACTAATCCTCCATAGATGTTTGTATAGTGAGAATTATATGCTATAGTCAGTTAGATTACAAACACTAAACACAAGTATTTTGTTACAGGTGAAGGTGCAATCGGGATGCAGAAAGCTGCTAACTGGCAAGACAGTAACGTAGAAACGCAAAGGCAGTACCCAAGGACATTAAAAAAGGTTTAGTCAGCTTCAATAACACATATGCCCGCTAACGCCCTAAATCATTGGGTCTTACAGAATTACCAACATATTTTTCTAGCCTTACATTATATAATATAGACGTCTAAGTTAACATATGTAGGTCAAAGACTATACAGATACAGTATTCCTAAGTAAGACATACTTTATATATATACAGTATATGTATGCTGTATCTGTATAGACTAATATGTCCTACATATGACCTAATATGTTTTTAAAATATAGTCCTATGGTAGTTTAATACTATACCTAGAGATAGAATACATATCCTAATATAAACTAAATACAAAACTGTTCATTTAATTACACTCTATCTTTAGGTATGTATGTCTGTTATCCTTACGGAACAGACATACTCTGTTTCTTTATTTCTATAGAAAGGATAAGATAATGTTAGAGATAAAAGATAAAGTTGAAGCTACTGAAACTACAGTTGAAACAGATACTAAACCAGCGGAAGCTAAGACATTCCAATGCAACGCTTCTACTCACGAAGGTGATAGAACAGTTAAATTAGGATTTAATTTCCGCGAGTTGCGTTCTAGAAAAAATGATGCTGGTGTATATGTAGATAAACAGTTCTGGTATAACAATCTATGTAAGCCATGTGGTCAAAAGATATTACTGGAAGCACAAAAAGCTTAAATAGGACTATACAGTTGGTTAGGATTAAATATCCTAGCCAGCTGTTTTTTTTTATTTATGGAACTTGAACAAGTATTAAGTAGCGCTATAAGAACGTATATTCTTACGAATACGTTCTTTATAAGGAGGAATAATGAGAAGAGATAAATATCTTAAACAATCTAAAAGTATTAAAAAAATACCTATAGGTAAAAAAAGGTATTATGAAACTCTAACTAAACCTAAATTTATTTGGTTAGATAATTTACTAAACAAGTTAAGCGATATATTAATTGATTTAGCTTTTAATATTAAAAGACTAAACAGAGAATATAACGAAGTTGAATATCAAAAAATGCGTTATAGAACTGTTTATAAAACAGAATATATTTAATTTCTAAAGTAAAGGAGTAATTATGGATTGTAAAAGATGCAAAATTAATGGAGTTAAAATGAGTCATTATATAATACAAGTATATTTATATAATGGATTTCCAATTAACTTATGTGATAAACATAAAAACTTTAAACCTAACAAGTTTATTGTATGGTTAGACCATAAATGGCATGTGCATTATGTATTTCCTAAATATTATATGCAAGTTTTTGGTTTATCATATAAACAAGCAAAGCTTAAATACTATAAATTAAACATTGGCAGAAAAATAAATTTAGGTTTGTTATAAATATATTGTTGCCGTATATCCTTATGAATACGGCAACTTTCATGAAAGGAGATATTGTGAATACTGTTGTATGTGGTTATTGTCAAAATAACGTAGAAACTATGAGAGATAGATACTGGTTTCATTCTAGAAAGTCTGGTGTAAAGTATCCATTGTTTCTTCATGGCGAATGCGGTATCAAGATATTTAACCAAAACGAAAATATCTGGACGTTTCATAATCTAGGTAAACAACATAGTAACAAAATCATTACACCTACTGAATTGAAAAAGGAAGTAGAAATTGATGAAGTTATCTATGAACAAGGTAAGCTAAACGTATAGTGTATAGCTAGAGTGTATATCCCCTTTATACACTCTATGGTATGCATTTATGTATACTAGAAATGAAAGGAAAAAATATGAACTATGTAAATGTTGAAAAGCTAAATACTGCACTAGCAGAACTAGGTCAATTTATGACACCAGATGATATGTCAATGATTGAAAGAAGGCTAGTGCAAGGTATCCAGGATTTCTATGATAAACAATCAGAGAAACTAGCTGATACAGATATCAAAGCATTAGGTATATCAGTTATTGATGAACTAGCTTTTGATGAAACACCATTTTAATAGTTAACGTTAGAGCGTGCTGTATCCTTACGGACAGCACGTTCTTTTTTTTTTAAATAGATTTGCTACCAGTAATAAGTAGCGATATAGAAAGGAGATAATCATGAGTAATGACTATCAAAATCCCATTTGCGGGATAACAGGGAAAGAAGTTCCATGGAATAAAAGGACATGGATTTCTAGATATGTAGATGGAGAGTTAACAACTATTCCATTGTATCTAGATATAGATGCAGTGCGTGACTTACATAGACAGTCACCAACTTACAAAGCTAAGAAAGCTGCAACACAAGAGCAAGTGTCTACTGTTTAGTAGGCACTAGCTTGGAAAGGTAAATATGGATATACAAAAGAAACTAGACCAACTATCAAAACATGAACTTAAACAAGTAATATTGTGGACATTGCGTGATTTAAATGCCGCTGGACAAAATAAAGAATTAAATAATTATGTTCGTGGTTGGTGTCGAATGTTATTTGAAGCAGTTATATATCAAGTTGATAAAGCAATTAAAGCTAATACACGTGGTTTTAATCAAGCTGTTATTGAACGTTTATCTGAATTAGAGGAGGAATAATGCTTAAAGAATATACAGTTCAAAGAACTTGCACAGAAATATATATAGTAAAAGCAAATAGCGCAGAACAAGCAGAAGAATATATTGCTAATAATCCTAGCAATTTTTCTATGATTGGTGGCGAAACTATTGATATAGAAGTGGAGGAAACATGATTTTATATAATGGTGGAGAAAAAGTAGTAATAGATAAAAGTAATATTGTTGACGATTTATTACATATACTTAAACTAAATTATATATTTGTTGATATTGTTGATAACACACGTAAACAAGTATCAATTGTTAATGGAAAAGTTGAAGTAATAGAAATATTAGAGGAGGAATAATGAATAAAATTGATTTACATACTAAAGCAATTAAAGATATCGTAGAAGCGCTAGAGTTACTTGATAAACGTATTAAGTTAAATACTAGACTTATTGCGACAATTGGTGGTGTTAATTTGGAGGAAGAATAATGGCTATTAAATCTGTATGCGTAAAATGTGGTAACGATAATATCGGCAGACCTTTTAATGGTATGCAATATATTAATGATGATTACCACAATGAAATATTTAAATTCGGCAAATGGGATTGTCCTGATTGTGGCGAAACTGATATAAAAGAAATACAGGAGGAAAAATAATGGCTGTTTATGTATATGTTGATGAAAGTATTAAAGCTGATATTAATAATTTAACTGTTCATTTTGATTTTCCATCTGATATGAATGCTGATGAATGTATAGCTAATATTGATAAGCTAGTATCATTAGCAAATAATCATGATGATATTAAAATATTATCTCATGAACATAGTGTTTTTAGTGTTTCACAATTCAGTCCAGTAGCTGAAACGATAAAATAACGCAACACGAAACAAAGCTATTTACATTGCTGGAAAGGTTTATTCATAACCATCCCGCCAGCCGTTAGACCATAATGTAGGTAGCTTGTAGCACATAGAAGTAAATGCGTATAGCGAATACGAAAGTATGGTCGCTTTGTAGGTTGAATTCCTACCAACTGTGTGTTACAAGCTACTTATTAACTGGATAATGTTCTATATATAAAAAAATGTGATTTATCCCAATATTAAGTAGCGCTAAAGTAAAAGTAAAAAACGATATACAAAAAATATCTACACATGTATGACGTGCCGTTACCCTATGTACGGCACGCCATACGAAAGGAGAAAGATATGGAATTTCATGGAACACATATTGACGTACGTTCTAGACCAATGAATGATTACATTGTTGAGTTTGCATTTATATTAGATGCAGAATCAAATGATGCAGAAATGAATCATGTGTATAGAATAGAAGTCAAAGCAGTGTCAATGATAGATGCAATTAATGTTGCACAAGACATACTTGTAGTAGAAAAAGCTAATACATTTCAAGGTTTTCTTGATAGTAAGCGAGGTGCAGATGATATGTCAGCTGATGATATTCAAAATGAAAAACAGCATATTATGCAAGCATGGATATTAGATGACCCTACAGCTATACAAGTATTCACAAAAGATAATATTGATATGTTACGTAATGTAACAGAAAAAAATGTTATGGATAACATAGAAAATATATCTGATGAAGTAGAAGAATTTCTAAAGGAACAGTAAAGATATGTTACCCGAAGGAATGAAAGCAGCTAATCCACCAGAACCATTCGGCAATAGAAAAGGTAAACAACCTTCATTATTGACAGATGAAAAAGTAAAAATACTTTTATCTATGCCTAATCAATGGTTTATTATCGGTACACGTGATAAGTGGATAAGCGGTGTTAAAGCAAATATTGAGTCTATGACTCAGTCAAACATATCTCATCTTGTTTCTAAAGGTAAGTTCGAGATACAACAAAGAAAAAATGATGATGGACAAATAGATATTTATTGTCGATTTGTTACGTCAACTCTTGAAGAAGAGTAATAGAAAGGAAATACTATGGAAAATACAGCTGATTGCTGGAAATTGGTAAACGCTGTACTAGGTCAGTCACGTAGAATATTGTTATACGGGCCACCAGGTACAGGTAAATCATATAGTGCGGTAAAACAAAACGCACCACTAAACATAAATGGAGAACCTAATGTGTTCTCTGTTACTATGACAGAAGATACTGCTAGTGCTAATCTAGAAGGTTTTTACAAACCTAGTTCTAGCGGTACATTTGAATGGCATGACGGTATTGCAATACAGTCATGGAGAAATGGCGGTAGATTAGTTATTAACGAAATCGACCACGCATCACCAGATGCAATGACATTTCTTCACGCTATTCTTGATGACCAAGAGATAGCGCAATTAACAATAAACAATGATGACAAGGAAACAGTTAGACCAGCTGCAGGCTTTCAGGTTATAGCTACAACTAACAGTCCACCAGAGTCATTACCATTAGCACTAAAGGATAGATTTCCAGTCAAAATACACGTTGACAAAATTCATCCAAAAGCTATGGAAAAATTCCCAGATGAATGGCACAAGGTAATTAACGATACTTCTATTGTTGATGACCCAGAAGCAAGAATTTCTGTACGTTCATGGAAAGAGTTCTTTGAATTACAGAAAAAGGGATTTGATATAGAAGTTGCTGCAAAACTTGTATTTGCTGATAAAGCAGAAGAATTAGTAGATGCAGTTACTCTAGCTAAAGCAGATGCGTAGTAAACCTTATCCTTATCCAGAGATTGTAACTGGAGATGAATGGACAGTCAACGAAACTATCGGTGACCAACAAGCATGTACAGATAATCTGAACAAACAAATGTATGTTCCTTTGGATAGGGAATGTGAATCATGTGGTATAAACCATGGTCGTATGATACGTAGGCATGAGTTAGGTCATGCTAAATGGTCACCAAAGACTATGGGTAAACTACCACCTACAACTAGACCAGAAGCTATTGAAGTACTAGAAGAGATAAGAGTTAATTATCTTATGTATTTAAATGGATTAGGTATCAATGAGCCAACACAATGCGAAGCTATTGTTGAAGCTAAAACAATGGGCCTAATCATGAATGCATCAGTTACTGATTTGCTTTTATATGGTTTAGCTTGTTTCTGGCATACTAACAATAAAATATCAGAACAAACTTATATGACTGATTATTTGTATCATATACAAAATTATGAACTTAGTCATGAGTTTAGACGCTTTAAAGCACTGATGGCTGACGCTATTGTTGATAAAGCAATGCATCCTATTAGACAAAATGAATTACAATTTGTTTTGAATACGATAGATATGTTTGTTAAAAAATTATTACAAAGCAGACATAATTATCAACCTATGATTTCATATCGTAAGGTACAAAAGGTTGCACAAGATTTATCAACTATCCTTAATGCATTTATGGATAAACCTAATCCAGATGAAATTACAGCACCACAACAACAAAATGGTTCTAGTAATCAATCAGGTGAAGGTGATAATGAAGATGACAATTCTGAAGCTGAAGCTGGTGCTGGTAATGCTGATGAACTAGAAAAACGTATGCGTAGAGCATTATCTGAAAAGATGATTGACTATCATACTTCTGCTGGTATAGGTCAATGGGGTGATATGACAATTCATACACCACCATTATCAGTTAACTTGCAAAGCAGAATTAAAGGTGCTAGAGCATATAGACCATCTGATTATGGTTACAATCCTAAATACATAAATCGTTATTGTATTGATAAGAAAATATTCAAACAAAAACAACGTGTATTAGGCGGTACTATATTAATAGATGCTTCTGGTTCAATGCGTTTTGATGGCCATGACTTATTAGAAATAATGAAGTTATTACCAGCAGTAACAATTGCTATGTATAACGGTCGTCTTGATACAGGTGATTTACGTATTATTGCTAAAAATGGTATGCGTGTAAATGATGAATATATTCATGAACATGTAGGTTATGGTAATATAATTGACGGTCCAGCATTAGAATGGTTAGCTACTATGCCAGAAAGACGCATTTGGATATCAGATATGTATGTATTTGGTAAAGCTGGTCGTGGTCAATCTGGTGCAAACCTTGTCAGAGATTGTTTAAATATTGTTACTAAAAACAAAATTATCAATCTACAAAATATAGACGAAGTAAAGGAACATGCTATAAAACTTAATATGGTATAGTTTGGGGAACATAGCAACTGGCAACAGTGCTTATGAACTCCTTTCCATAAGTTAAGCTATGTTCACGTAGTGGAATAGAGTCGGAAGAGAACTCCGAACAAGGGTGACCAGTCATGTCAACAATAATCCTATAGTTAACACCACTACACCTATTCGTTAGCAAGCGTTGCAGCAAGAAAGCTAAAGCGTCTGCAAGCAGTCACCTTATTTTAGCAATACAATATATAGCAAAATAATTAGGCGTGTGAGTGCGTAGCGGTAAGCGTAGCTTTTAGGTGCAGAGCGGCTAACAACAAATTTAATCCTTGTAATAATAAATAATCTGTATATAATGAAAACTATGAATATAGATGAAATGCTTAAAGAAGCAGAAACTGGAAAACGTAGTGCAGTAGTTGACCGAATTACAGACGAAGCTAAACCATTTTGGCAAGGTTGTGAAGAACGTGTTGCTGCTGGACGTGCGTTAAAACCATATGTCGTTTCTAGATTACTTAGAGATGAATTTGGTATCAAGATAAGTGAATCAGCAGTGAGAAATCACTTTCAAAATATAGCAGAAGCTAATGAATAAAAAAGAATTAGATAAACTATTTGCTGAAGCTGAATCACAAAAAATTACTGAATTAAAAGCTGATAATGTTAGATTGCTTAAATCATTAGAGAAAGCTAAAAATAAAAAAGCTGATATGATTGAAGCAGTTTATGACGCTGTATCTACTAACTTACGAACATGGGATAAACCTAAAGTTCCTAAACCAACTGTTCATAAAAAAAATAAAAATGAAGAAGTTGCAGTAGCAGTATTATCAGACATTCAGTTAGCAAAAGTAACTCCAGATTATAACACAAAAGTAGCTGAAGAACGTGTCATTGAATATGCAAATAAAATTGTTGAATTGACAAACGTGCAAAGATATGCTCATCCAGTTAACAAATGTGTTGTACTTGCAGCTGGAGATATTGTAGAAGGAGAACTTATATTCCCAGGACAAACACACTTGATAGATGCAAGCTTATACAATCAAGTAACAATTGACGGTCCTAGAATATTGACACAGTTCTTTGACATACTTCTTGCTAATTTTGCTGAAGTAGAAGTACATTGGGTAATAGGTAACCATGGTTCACTAGGTGGACGTGCAAGGAAAGACTATCATCCAGATTCTAACGCAGACAGAATGCTAGGCAAGATAATGGATATGGTATATGAAAATGAAAAACGAATACAATTTACTATTCCAGATAGTGAAGGCGATAATCATTGGTTTGACATTGCTGATATTGGTAAAGGATGTAAATTCTTTGTCTGGCATGGCGATAATGTTAGAGGACACAGTGGTTTTCCATGGTATGGATTTGGTAAGAAGCTATTAGGTTGGAAAGCATTAGCATCAAGAGGTTTAATGCCTGATTTTGATTACGCTATTGCTGGACATTTTCATACACCTACAACAATGTACGTTAATGATATACGTTTATGGGTTAATGGTAGTACTGAAAGCTACAACACATACGCGTTAGAACAGTTAGCAAGCATGGGTAGGCCGTGTCAATGGCTTTTATTTGCTAAACCTAATCACGGCGTAACAGCCGAGTATCTTGTTAAGCTTAACGAGAAGTAATAAATATAGGTATAATGTATAGTATGACAGACATAAATGTCAAGTCTAAGTGGACAGTAACTGGTATAGAATACAGCGGTTTAGGTGATAAACCATACTTTATACTCCATGACGGTGATGGAAATGTTAAATTATATCCTGTTGGTCGTGGAATTACAGACCTTAGAAAGACATTAAATCTAGAAGAAGAATAGTTTTATCGTACTTTTCTTTACCTTACGTAAGAAAAGTACTTTATAGAAAGGATTGTTATGAATAATAACGTTGACTTACTATCCCCTTTTCCATCTGAATTAGTGCGTAAAGCACCAGCAGGTAAGTTTGGGGATTACGTACCACACGCTAATTAT